TACCATCCCTTCTGTATTTTAATGGTATTTCTCCATCCCAACTATCTGAGCTAATTGATGTCCAGTTATTTGTTCTGTGTGATAATTTTAATTCTGTATTGTTATAATTTTTTAATGCATAATCTTTAAAATTTAAACTCATTGCATTTTCACTTAAAACCATTTTTTCTGGTGGTACTGCAGCAGAAGTAACTTTTTCTAAATTAGATAAATCTCTATTTAAGTTAATCTTTTTTTGTTGACTAATACTGTCGTTAGCTGTTTTAGCTGCTGAAGATAATTCAGTTGCAATTTCTCTTAAATCTCCATCAAAACCCATTTGTCTTGCAAGAAAAGCAAAAGGTCTAACTTCTTTAGGTTGGTCGTCAATACCAGGAACATCAGGATAAAATCTATAATCGCTTAGTTTAATTCCATTTCTAATAACAGTATGTAAAAATCTTTTACCCCAATCAGATCTTTCATGTTCTTTTCCATTAAACCAAACTTTATCTCCCATTTCTTCATATATTTTATTTGTAGTATCATTAATTAATGTGGCCATACTACCTTTAACTGTTTCTCCACTTTTACTAAGATCAGTCCATCCAATAGGTTTAAAATTACCTTCAATTGGAATTATAAAATCACCATCCCATAAAGTTAATTTATATGCAGGTCTGTCATTTTCATCGTTATACATTTCTCTATCAATTGAAATTTTTACATTTTCATTATTTTTATTATCAAAATATTTATTTAATGTTTCTTGAATTGAGTTCCAATCTTTTGTACCAAATGTATCTTCAATATTATTTCCAGTCATAAATGCTTTTTTAACATGAGCATAAATATCGTTATTGTTAGGTTCTCCATATGTTTGCCAAAAAGGATCTTTAACTAATTTAGGTTTTCCATCAGAAGTATTTGTTTCAATACCCCATCCTGATTGTTTTAATTTTCTAGTTGCTATATTCCATGCTTGATCTCTTAAATTTTCATTACCATCTTTCCAAGGATCTATTTCAGTACCTTCTGTCATGTTTGCTAAAGCTTCATTAAAAAAACCTTGAAATTGTGTATAAGCTGCAGGAGGTGTTATGTTACTTGGAACCATTGCAAAAAATGTACTTTGATCTGCTGCAGTAAATAAATTTTTATTTAAATCACCTTTACCACCTGCTAACATTTCCATAAACCAGTTTGGTGAAGTCATTTTTGAATTATAGAATTGTCTAAAGTTTAATGTACTATTTTCATTGTTAACAATACTTGCTAATCTTTTAGCTTTATCATCATTATTAATGCCTTCTAATATATTAGTTGCTGTACTAAAATTACCATTTTTAATTTCATCAATAGCACCTGTGCTTAATGCTTGTTCATAAAAACCTGGATACTCAATATTAGGAAATAAATTTTTAACATATTGATATATTTCAGATTGTTCTGCAAATTTGTTTAAAGAAGCTTCGTCTTTCCAAGATCCACCATTGTTAATAGCTAAAGCATTTGCTAATTGAGGTGGATAATAATCTTGTTCTGCCATTAAATTAATAGCAGTTTTAAAACCATCACTTTGTAAATCACTATATTTAACTTTATTTATATTGTTATTACCAAGTAAAGCTGTAGCCCATTCTTCTGGAGTAACTCCTTCATCAGCCCAATTAATTATTTTATTAGGATTTTGCATTGTTTTAGATACAACTCTTTGAGTGTTGTTAGCTTTAGATACATAATTAATTAATTCATCTGTAAGCTCTAAATTGTTATCTGCTGCAATTTTATTTACATCCGTAAAACCACCTATAAAATTTGAAATATGTAAAGGTTGGTTAATTTCACTTAACTGTTTAATATTTGGTTTTATTCTTTTAGATTTTCCAGAAATACTTTCATTTCTAAATTCTTTATATCTAGCTAAAATTTTATCTTTAATACCATTTCTAGTTTCTTGGTCACTATATTGACTTTGGTACATTTTAAAAATTGGATTATTTTTATGTTCTTCGCTTGTAAATTGATCTAATAAAGCTGTTGGGTTATCACCACTATTATATGAAGCTAACCATTCTAAAGCTTTCTTGTCATCATCACCATAAGCTGTCATCATATAAAAACCTCTAGCAACGTGTAGATCTTCTATTGCACCATTAATATTTTTCATATGATCTTTGTCTGATCTTGTTTCTTTAGATCCTTTCTCAACTAATAATTTAAAATCTGCACGAGATTGTTCATTAGTAGCTAATAAAGCTTTTATCGTTTTGTCATTTATTCCTTGTAATGCTAAATTAAGTTCTGGTATTTCAGATGCAGTTTTAATTGCAAATTCTGCATTTTCTTTGTTAGTTTGCCATACTTGAGCATTATCAAATTCAAACTTTTGTTCATCTAAAGTCATTCTTCTATTAGATGCATGAGATATTAAATTAGCTGAAGCACCTGATAACATAGCATTTGCTTGTATCTTGTATGCAGGTGGTACTTTGTCTAATAATTCTTTACTGTAAGTATCTACAGCTTGTTTCATTAAAGAAGGATCATTTCTAGTTTTTTCGTCTTCAATAAGACTTGCAAAATAATCTCTAGTTTGTATTTGAAAATTTTGAAAATAATTAGCTTGAGCTGTTGCTGCGTGTTCTTTTTGCATTCTATTTAATGTTGGTGCAAACGCATCTACAGCTACACTAAAATTACTTTTAGCTTTTACATAAGGAACATTACTATCTAATGTTTGTATTTTTACTTTTTCTTTACCTGTATCTAATGCCATAATTATAAAACTCCAAAAAAAAATATTATTAAAATATTACTCATAAGTATCTTTCTTGTATTTGGCTTCTACCCCAGCACTTGCTATAGATAGCCATCCACCAAATTGTTCTTGTTTACGTTCTGATTTTCTTAAATTTTGAGCTATTGAATATTCATTAATTTGATTTGTTACATTTAATCTAATTCTTGCGATGTCTTTATCTGCTTTAATATCTTGTTGTTCTTGAACATTTAAAAATCCTCTACTATCATCTGAGTAACCTGCACCTGCAGCTACAGCTAAGTTATGAGCTTTAGCCATTCTAAGATCATCAAGTCTATCAGCTTCTTCTTGTGCAGCTCTTTCTGCTGCAAGTTTTTTTCTATGTTCAAATTGTTGTTGTTCTATTTTAGATTGCTTTTTAGAAGCTTTAATATCTGAAACAACTTTAACTGCCTGTAAGGCAAACATAGTTACTGGATCAGCACTCATGCAAAAACTACCTCCACACTCATACCCAAGATTTTCATAGGTAAAGGATCATCTTGAGAAATTGTTATTGTTGGACTTTTATTGTAACCTAAAAAGAAAAACTCTTTCTTTTCTGTTACTGGAACTAGGTCAGAGCCACCTGAAAAACCAACTTGTTGTACTACTAAAGATTTAGAGGTGCTGTCTGCAGCTTTAACAGTCATATCTAAAGTTGAGTTTAAATCAATGATGGCTCTTGATATTCTTCTTGGAAGACCTGTTAATGGGCCTTCAGGTAATTCTTTATCTATAGGCATAGTTTCAACAGTAGGAATAAAATTAAATCCTACTTTTAAAGCTGTAGCTTTTGGTGCATTAACCAATGTAATTGTGTCCGAACCCGATACTGTAAATGTTCCAATTGAACTATTACCTTCAACTACATTAATAGACTCGTTTGTATAAATTCCATTTACTGTATGTAAAAAACCTTTAGTAAAAGTTACTACAGCATTATCTGATGGAGTTGCTGCTAAATTTTTATCAAGAGTTAAACTATATTCTCCTGAACCATTATCTACTAAAGATTGGATAGTATATTCTGTTGCATTACCAGCAATAGTAAATGCTTCATTTACTTTTGGAGATGAAGTTAATCCATCAATTACTACTACTGTTCCAGATTGAGAACCACCATCTACAAGAGGTGTTCCTCTTTGAGATAATGTAGAAGTTGTTTGGCAATCAAGTGTTGTACTATCATCATCTGCAAATTTTTCTAATGTATAAACAGTAGAACCATTTAATGATCTTTTACCAATAGTAATTAAATTTTCGTTAAGAGCAGAAATAGATTGAAAAGTATCTCCAGATCTTGTTGACCATTGTACCCACCCTGCTATTTTTTCATCTCTTACAGAATGAAATACAGATAACTTACCTGCGTGTGTTGTTCCACTATTTAGAAAAAAAGCATATTGTTCTGGTCTTGTACTATTACCTTTTAGAATAGCTATTTCTTTTGGACTATCTATTAAATGTCCAGCAAGAATAGAAACTGAAGTTGATTTGTATCCATCTTCTAAATCAGAATAAACAAATTCTCTAATTGTTTTACCATTCTTTTGACAGAACCCTGCTGCTTGGTCAAACATTTTAGGAGCTGTTCTAGAAATTCCATATGGTGATTGTCTTTTAATACTTATGTTAGCTTGTGTAATAGTATTATCAGAAGCAACTGGTACATAGTATTCACCACCATCTGTAAAGATTTGTAAGTCTTTACCTGATAACATATGTCTAACTTCATTAACTTGGTCGCCTGATATATCTATATCTATAGCATCTGCTGAGTCTGCGTCATCAACATCAAAATTAAAATACTCAGATATTTTAGATGCAAGTACGTTTGCAGGTTTAGAATATAATCCACCAAACCATAATCTATTTGCATGAAATGTAACTGCTTGAGGATATTTTCTATGAGTTGATATTGCTGTTTCATCCCAATCTGTAGTTGCTCCTGTACCAGCTAATGTTTCTCGTATATTTCCTACAACTACTGTTGTGCTAGATCTTGAAACAATATCAATTTCCTTTTTACCAATACGAATAGTTTTACCTGCCCAATTAGCATCAGAATCAAATATAGCTGTTGATGCAGTTATATTAACACTTGAACCTGATGTTGCTGCAGGAGTTAAGGTTACTGCACTAGCTTCGTATTTATAATATGGTTGGTATCTTGGATAACCAGTTGAATGAGCTGCAAATTCAAAAGCACTAACAGTAAATGAAGATGCTGATGCTCTAAATATTTTTCTAATTGGATTTTCTCTATGAGTTACAAAAATTGTATCTCCAAATTGAGCAAAGTTTAATTCAAATAATTGCGCTGTTGTCCAATTACAATTAGTTGTATAGTTTGATGTAATAGCTGAACCAGATGTATTATATACATCCATTCTTTGATTAGATAATACAATAATAGCTACTTCATCGTCAGAAAATATAAATGGAATAATTCTAGATTCTGCTGCAAGTGTTGCTAAATAAGAAGTACCTGGTCTTCTCATTAAACCACCTTCAGCTAATAATGCAAAATTTTTACATTCTTTAGCACCTTGAAAATATGAACCAACATCTGTTCTATTTACTAATAAAGGACTAAGCTCACCAGAAGAAAAATTAGTAATTACTGTTCTTAATGTTCTTCCCATTAAACATCCGTTCTTGTGGATTTTCTTAAATTAAGAAATCTATTCGTATCTAAAACTTTTGTAGTGGTTTCTTGAGAGTCTATGTTTTTAGCTACAAGAAATTGTCTTTCAGCTAATTCTTTAAACTGTCTAATCATCGCTGAATCTCTAGCAACAGAACCTGCAAATACGGCAGCTAATTCGTATTCTAATGCTAATCTAAAATGTGGTGGAAAATAAGATTCATCAACTTTATAAATGTAATCCATAACAAGTGAACTTGATGAACCATAACCATTTACATAAATATAATCTTGGTATCTTGAATAAGGTATAACGTAATCGTTTACTGTTACTGAAATTATTTGCAGTACTTCAGGACTTGTTGGTATTTGATATGCATAATCATATCTTCCTGTTGGTGTAGTACTTAATAATGATAATGAACCTTGTGTTGTAGCAAATCTCCATCTGTGTCTTGTTAGAGATGCTTCACATATGTCTGTATAAATATTT